CCGGATCACCACTCCCATCGTAATCTCCTTTCATACAACTTGGAGTGCTGCACTGACAACCATCATACGCTGGACCAATATTGTCATCACATGCTTCACACATGGTTTGTCCAGCATCCACTTCATCTTTTACGGATTGATGCCAGCAACATTCGCGCGGTCCATAATAATCATTGTGAACATCGGTAGCAGTCGTCCACCCCCCACAATCTCTTTCACAATCAAAATCATAATTATAGAAATGTCCCCCGAAGTTGGCATCACATGCTTCATCAGTATCGCCCCCAGAAGCGCTTCCGGGCTGACTGATTGATGGGCAGCCACAATATTCATCACTTGTACTATAACTCAAAGTCCATAAAGGAGGACCAGAAGGGCAAGCTGATGTACTAATAACAGTTCCAAAACTTACGCTAGCGGCAGTGCAATTTGTGCAGTTTCCACCAATTTGCCAGCCATCACAAGCTACCCCATCATAAGATTGACCACCAGCCTTAGCGTTACATAAAAAGAATTTTTGATAATATGGTGCATCAGGACCATTATTACCAACAACTTTAGTAGCACTCCAGCTACAAGTTTCACTTTCATAAGCCCATTGATGTCTTGCGCTATCAGCTGTACAATTTGCAAAAGGACCAAAGAATCCACTCCCGTCCCAACTTCCCTGTTCGTTATCATCACAGCCACATGAAACACCACTACATTCATCATCAGGTGGATCGAAAGCTGTTGTGGTTGGTCCCGCTGTTGTTGCTGCTGCTGTTGTGGTTGTTGCTGCCGCTGTGGTTGATGTTGTTGGCGCTGCTGTTGTTGATGTTGTTGGTGCTGCTGTTGTTGATGTTGTTGGCGCTGCTGTTGTGGTTGTTGCTGCTCCTGTTGTGGTTGCTGCTCCTGTTGTTGATGTTGTTGGCGCTGCTGTGGTTGTTGTTGGTGTCGGTGTTGTTGATGTTTCTGTTGTTGATGTTCCTGTCGTTGACGTTGACGTTGATGTTGAAGTTGATGTTGAAGTTGATGTTGAAGTTGATGTTGAAGTTGATGTTGAAGTTGATGTTGGTGCTTCCGTTGTAGTTGGCGCTAATGTTGTTGTTGGTGCTTCTGTGCTTGTTGGTGGTGGTGTTCCCATAGTTGAGCAGGGCTTATAACTAGTTAAGCAAGAAATATAAGCTAAAACACCAGTGTTTTCTCCCCTTCTTGTGATGGCAACTTCAATTACCTCATATACAGGTGTAGGAGGATAACTTTCAAAATAGATACCATTCCATTTAAAACACATTCCGGGGAAAGCAGGTTGATCAGGACATTCTGGAGGTGCAGGGCATAATGAACCTGCTGGACAAGACCAATCAATAATGCACCCATTGCTATCTCTTATGGGGTCAGGAGCTATTGCAGATCCAATAACTCCAGTTCTTGGATCGCACTCTTCAAAACAACCGGGTTGATCAGGTACTGGAGGACATGGGGCGCGAGTTGTAACAGGTGGCGGGGTAGTAGGAGGAGAAGGATCAAGACAGGGATCACCGTCTGGACATGTACAATTTTTTGGGCAACCTCTATTATCAAAAGTATATTCCCCTTCATTCCATCTATTTGCTGATTCATCATAACAATATTGCATTGGAACTAAACCGCATGGAACCGTAGGGTCTTGAGGAGGGCTACCATCTGGACAAGTATAACCTATTATACATCTACGTCCTTCATCACCAAAAACTGGACCATATATAGGATCAGCTTGCACTATATCCCCATTTTCGTCAACACAAGTTTCCACTGGTATATCTCGGCAATGTGGAGGTTGTGGCCTTGGAGGTTCTGGATCTTCACCAGTAGGGCAATCTTTAAATCCAATCACACATAGATTTTTATCAAGTATGGGGTCTGCTGGAGTCCATAGACCTGTTAAGGGATCGTAGCAATACTCCCACTCATCTACATCGTCACTGCAAGGATTAGGTGCTGGGTCCGGTGGATCGCCATCTTCACATAGAAATCCAATAATACAGCCTGTCCCCTCATTTATTACAGGTGTAGCTGGAGTCCAACTATTTGTAGTTGGGTCATAGCAATACTGCTGATCTATTGGTCTACATTCTGGAGGAGGTGGTACGGGATCGTTATCTTCATCTATACAATTTTGATCAGTTATACATCCTGTAACTTGATCTATTTCTGGAGTAGCGGGAAAAATTTCACCTGTTTCGGGATCATAACAATACTCTTGCAATACATTGTCTTGACAACCTTCTGGTGGATCTACCGGAGGGCTTCCATCTGGGCATGTGTAACCAGTGACACATCCTTGTTCATCCAGTGTTGGTGTTGCAGGAGTCTTGAAACCATCTTCGTCCACACAGTACTTTGTCTCTATTTCGCAAGGCGATGGAGGCAATGGAGGAAACGGATCTTCTGGATCTCCATCATCATCTCTGTCTTCGCAAATTTGATCAATTATACATCCGTTTGAATCCAAAACTGGAGTTGCAAAATATATCTCGTTTGTTGTTGAGTCCAAACAGTAATGTTGTAAAACAGTAGGACAATCATCTGAAGGATCTCTAGGAGGGCCTCCATCTGTGCAGAAAAAGCCAGTAATACATCCTCTTTCGTCCACTCTCGGTGTTGCAGGAACTTCGTTTCCATTTTCATCTAAACATACTTTCATAGGAAAAGTAGGACATGGAGTAGGTGGAAATGGAGTATCTGGTTCACCATCGCCATCCCTATCTTCACAAGTGGGATCAGTTGGACATCCATCCGGCCCTACTGCTGAATCTGGGATATATATTTCACCTGTTGTTGGGTCTTGGCAGTATGTCTGTAATATAATAGGACAATCACCATCTGGATCTCTAGGAGGGCTTGGTTCAGGACAAGTATATCCAGTAATACAACCTCTATAGTCTGTTATAGGTGTTGCAGGAATTTCTTTTCCATTTATGTCAAAGCATATTTTGACTTCAACATCTTCACACGGACTAGGTGGAAACGGGCCATCAGGATTGCCATCGCCATCCCTGTCTTCACAAGTTCCTTGAACTGGACATCCGTTTTCGTCCAACCTTGAAGTTGGTAGATATATTTCACCAGTTGTTTTGTCGTAACAATACTGCTGTGCCCAGCGCCCATCTGGAGACGGACAGGAATCTGGTGGGTCAATTGGAGTGCCTCCATCCACACATCTATAGTCTACAACACAGCCGGTAACAGAGTCTACTACGGGTAATGCAGGAACTTTAGTTCCATTGCTTAAGATGCATATTTGCTTCTGAATGTCCTGACACGGAATAGGTGGAAACGGGCCATCAGGATTGCCATCGCCATCCCTGTCTTCACAAGTTCCTTGAACTGGACATCCATCTGGACCGATTGCTAAATCTGGAATATATATCTGACCCGTTGTTGGGTCATAACAATATTGTTGTAAAATTACAGGACAGTTATCATCTGGATCTCTAGGAGGGCTTGCGTCTGGACAAAAGTAGCCAACAACGCATCCATTATCTATTATAGGTGTTGCTGGAATTTCATTGCCATCTACATCAAGACATATTTTTATTTCAATGTCATCACATGGAATGGGTGGAATCGGAATTTCTGGATCACCGTCACCGTCTCTATCTTCGCAAATCCCTTCGGTGGGACATCCATCTGGGCCTATTTGTGGAGCAGCAAAATATAATTCACCTGTTACTGGGTCTAAGCAGTATTTTTGAAGAATAATAGGACATTCATCTGGAGGATCTACAGGAGGACCAGCTGGACATGTATAACCAGTAACACAACCATTTGAATCTACTGTGGGTATTGCTGGAATTTCATTTCCATTTTCATCCAAACATATTTTAATTTCAACGTCATCACATGGATGAGGTGGAAACGGATTATCAAGACGACATTCAAAATCAATAACACAACCATCTTCATTAAGAACTGGAATGCCGGGGACTATATTGCCATCATCGTCAAAACAGTATTTAGTATCAATGTCATCACACTCTGGAGGCACAGGATCTGTAGGAGGTGGAAATGGACCAAAATCACCGTCATCACATTCAAAATCAATAGCACAACCAAAGTAAGGTGAGTTGGGATCTGTGTCTCTCACCGGCCTTGCATGATAAAAACTTCCATCTGGACCTTTACAAAGAACATCTATAGGTATATCAGGACAATGTGGAGGTTGGACAGGGCCAGTAGTTCTTGTTGTTGTTGTAACTTCAGAAGTAGTAGTCACAACTGGTGGTTCTTCTGGATCTGGAGGTCTACATGGATCACCAACCAAAGGCACGCGACCAAATAACCTTAATGTATAAGAGTAATCACTATATAGTGCAAAAGTGCGTCCATAAGCAGTTACATTTGCAAAGAAAGCTACTTTTATTATTTCTTCATTAAAATTACTTAATATAAATGTATCCAAATACGGATAGTTATTTAAAGGGGAGGTAGTAGGTATATTTATTGTTTTAAACGCTCGCCATGTACCTTGACCTCTGCCATCCAATCTGTAAAAAGTGATTCCGTCAATCTTACAAGTATCGCAACCGCCGTAATTTGGATTAGTTATTCTTACCCTATTAGAATTACAGTAAGGTGGTACTGGAGTATAACTTAGGTCTTCTGCAATTAAGGGTGTTGAAGGTGGGTTTTTATCATTACAAACCACGCCGTTGCCAACTTTCTGAATCTTTATACTTTCAATCAAAGAAGGGCAACAAGCAAGATGATTATCGTCGCAAATGCTTTCTACTTTTAATATCACAAAAGAATTTTGCAAGTCTATGCTTTTATCTATTATATCACAAGACTGAAATTCTATATTATCTAACCTTCCAAATTCACCATCATAAGAAAAACTCTTAGTGGCTATTACAGATTGATCTGGTGATAAAATACTAAATTGTAAGTTTTTAGCAAGAAGTAGTTTATCAGATACTTCAGTGTCAAATAATTCAGATGCTGTTAACTTAATGTTATTAGGCTTTAGTTCAGAGCCATGAGAAAAATCTACAGATGCAGAGGAGAACAGTTGATTTTTAGAATTAACAGATACTTCATTTTTATGTATGAAATTTCCAGAAGCAACATTATTTATAGTAACTGTTAAATCTGTTCCTGAAGGCAGGGCTATTTCACCACAAGTACATCTAGAGTCATCACTTCTAAGATTGTACCTTATGTTGTTATCTTTTAAAGAGAGATAACCACGATACATGCATTGATCAACAAAATATCTTTCTGGATTTACAACATACTTTCTCTTGCTTGCGTGGGGATCTACAGTGGTTGTAGTTGTAGAAGTTGTTGTAACAGTTTGGTATTTAAGGAAAGGATCTGCTGGTGGATCGCACCTTTTCCGTTGTGGGTGAATTCCCATAAAATATTCCTTTACTTACAACAGCTACCGCAAGCTATATCTTCATTATTAATAAAAATAGGTCTATATTGTGAATTTATATTTAAGGCTACAACAAAGTCCCCAGATGATATGTGTAAATTTTTATCTCTATTGACAATGTATATTCTTTCATTGCTAGGTTCTATTTCTAAAATTCCACTTGTGGGTGAACCATAAGAACTAGGTGTAGCTATACCTGTCTTCATGAAACCTTCTACCGCAAAAGGAACCATTCCAGAAAGTGTTGGTAGAGCATTGGTTTCTACAGAAGTACCATCCCTGAACCTAACAGCACCAAGTAACTTAAGATCTCCAGATAGAGAAGCGAAAGGTCTAGCAATACTAGGAGCTTCAAAACTAGGAGCAAACTCAACCCCAGACATTTCTGGAGCAGAGTGATCAAAAGTCATAAGATCATGAGAGCCGTGAAGACCGCTACCAGTAAATCTAAGATGAAGATCATAAGGAACTCTATAAGAATCTTTAATTTCTGTTTCTATCATGTCATGCGTAAACTTTAGATACTCAGTCCTAGTAGGATCTTCAGCCATCAAAGTCGCACCCTTCGCAGTCATAGCATAGCTACCATGTAATCCACTAACGGTAATATCATTATTATTTCCAATTTGGAAACCATTATCACCTATGGCTGGAAGATTATTACCTATAGAAATTACATTCATGTTGGCAGCATTTGAACTAATATTACTACCAAGGAATATATTACCACTTCCAACTGACAAGGTATTTACATTGTTATTTCCAAGGATTGTATTGCCAGAAGCTAGAGTAAAACCGTTAGCAGAATTGTGTCCAACAACAATATTGCCAGAACCTATTGCGCTAGACTTGGAGGAGCTGCTACCAATCACTGTGTTTCCAGAACCTGTAGCAATCCCTTCTGCTGACCTAAAGCCAACAGCGACATTGTTAGAGCCAGTTAAAATACCACTCAAAGCTCCATAACCATAGGCAGTATTTCTAACACCAGAGATAGCAGATCTATTAAGAGGAGAAAGTATACCAGCAAAGGTATTACCACTGTCCATAGTGTCTGTGAACACTAAGTTATCTTGTGAATCAAATCTACTTCTTGTTACAGTTGCTATGTTTCCACTACTATCTAAGAACTGAAGCTTTTGAGATCTATTAGGTATAAAATCATATTTTACATAAAGTCTACCAAAACCACTATCGTATATTGGATTGATAGTAAGGTTATCATCCATAACTTCATGCATCTTGATCACACCGCTTGGATGACCAGATCCACCAATAGTTAATAATTCACTAAGCTCTCCAACCCCACTAGAGCAAATGCCAACATAGCCACTTTCTGATATAGCTGTAGCCATTACACCGCTAGTAGTTTGATAGATTGTTATACTACCAAGCTTATCGACAGAATCATACTTTACTTCTAGCCCATCCGATACGCAATTGTTTCCTGTAAGTAATTGCAAAGCACTGCTAACGTCACCAGCGTTTTCAGCAGTAATTCTTGCTTCTGCATTAGTGTCAGATCTAACGTTAAATATTGTCGCTGGAGTAAGTGAAAATCCAGCACCCTCATGATCAAAATTATTTATACCAAAAACACCCTTATCACTAGCGCTATTCGGTTTTTTCATTAACATGAAATGATTAGTAGAATATGAATCATTGTCATATGAACTAAATACTAGTCTATCGGTATTCAAACCTTCAGAGTCAAGAGTTTGATCATCAACATAAGTTATTTCAAATCCCTGTAAGAAATCCTTAAGATTTTCTCCAGAATTTAAAACTTTGTTACCAGTTAAAAATCTTTGGATAACATTGATGTCCCCAGACTCTGGAGCGGCGATGGTAAAGATGTAGTCGTTATTAACACCAGAATTTGCTAATAAATTAAAATCACCAAGTCCAGCGTAATCACCACTATTGTCTACAATGTTTTCTTTAGCTATGAATGCTCTGCCACTCTCCAAGAATAAACCTTTACATTCATTGAACAAAGGTCCATATCCATAATGTAATAAAGATACATTTCCGCTATCTAGAACTCTACCAGTTTTAACATGGCATCCACTGCCCATATGCAAGCTAATATTACTATTCCAACTAGACCTAGTATAAAGAGTGTCTTCGTCTAGGCAGTCTGCTAGAAGTGGATCTAAGCTAGTGCTTGGCTTGAAGATAAATTCATATTCTCTAAACTCAGCTGGAGAAGTACCACTTCCTCTAGCTATAAATCCAGCGCCTTCTAGTTCAGCATCTGTAAGATAGCCCTGTGGGTGATTTGTCTCAGGATCGAACAAAACATTAAAATTAATACCACTGACTGTACCGCCATCAATCGTATCGAAAGTGCCACTAGAAGCTAAATGTATAGTTTTAGTGAGGTAATGGCTTTGCTGAGTTGCTACAAAGGATTCTAACTCAGTAATACCGCTAACAGTAAGATTATTACCAATGTGTACATTTGAAGATATATTGGCGTTTTTAGTCCACAGGTCTTTCCATTCGTGATGACCATATCCTAGATCGTATGTTTGAGATGTGCCAAACGGAACGAAGTCTCCAGAAGAAATTAAATATGGATCATAATCAAAAAACTGGGTGATTAAGGATTCGCTAGATATAAGGGCAGAACCACTCATGACTACACCATGAGACAAATATAGTTTATCCCAATAGTAAGATGAGTGACCAAGATTAAAATCACGATCCATAGAAGGAGATATATTACCGCTTGTCTGTAATGTTCCTACTTCCTTGCTATGAAGACCTCTAGTTCCAACACCCAAAATTAAATTATTATTTGTTAGATCGCCATAAACAAGCGGCGTTAAGCCTGTACCTTCAGGATTTGAACAAACGAAACTATGATCGACGGCGTGTGAGCCAATGTACAATTTATAGTCTGTACCTGTTGCAGCATAATATCCAGCTCCTTGCCCTATTGCTATGTTCCAATTGCCATTCTTGTTTCTGCTTAAAGAGTGAGAACCTACGCCTACATTGCCATAACCATTAATATTTCCAGTTAAAGCATGTCTACCAATCGCAGCATTCTCTACGCCATATATATTACAAGATAAAGCACTGGCTCCTAAAGCTGTATTACCACTACCTTGATAACTAGAATACAAAGCTTGGTAGCCAACAGCTGTGTCGTCTGTAGTTGTGTAATTAGGAAGGTCTAGCTTATCTAAAGCCTCTAAGCCTATCTTTACACTTCTTGTGCTAGGTGTAGAGAAATTATTAGAAATTAAATCAGCTATCGTTAAATTTAATTCAGGATCAAGTAGGTTATTGACAGAATCAATAATGTCTATTAAATTATGACGAATATCGTGTGGAGAAATTTGACCAGTAATATTATCATTAATTTCAGAGTTTATATTCTCTGTTATCTGACTCTTGGACAGGTTAGCCATAGTTATTGGTCTCTCTGGTATATTATATTATTTAAGGCTAATTTCTAAAGAATTTGAATCAAACTTTATTGTATCTCCAGTGTATACGAATCTTGGGTTTTCTAAAGTCGCAGACATGAGAATGTTCCCAGCGCCATATGTAGCACTATCCAGCACAGCTATGCCAGAAACCCATCCCCAATCTGTAACAGCAGACTGAAAAACGATTTGATTTTTATTTTTAATAAAACCATTTCCTTCATATTCTCTATAGCTAGGATCTGTTGAGCCATAATCACCAGAAACAACAACGCCATCTGGACCAAAAAACTGTACACCCGGAAAAATAGTTTCAAATGTAAAAGTACTGGCTGATGGTGAACCAGCTGTAGAAGCAGCAACAGCGGTTGGAGAATCTAGATATAATGGATAAAAGTATCCACTATGATTAGGAATATCGCTATTTACTTGGAATGCAGTACTGTTATCAGTACCTACCAAGTTCCATACGCCACTACCACTAGAAGACGAACCAAGGTCTATTCTACTGTAATTGGTAGATACATGGTTTAGACCTCTCATAGCTCCCGAAGGAAGCTCATCAATCGTAGCCCCTGTGTCAGTGTCCTTTGGCGGTGCAGCAGTCAAAGCAACGGATAAAGAGGTGGGAGGGGTAAAAGTTTCTCCAAAAAATATGTGAGAAAGTATTCCTGATTCAAGGTAATCAGATAGTGCAGCCATTTTATTCTCCTAAGAAAAAGAGTCCTGACAGTTCGATCTAATGGTATATACACGAAAAAAGCCACCCCCAGCGAATGAAGGTGGCTTTTCTAGTTTATGGCTATAAACAATTAGAATGAGCCAAGAATCACTCTACGATTGTCTAGAACGCCAAATCCAAGCTCTGCAAAGCCATAGTAGCCAGCTCTTTGCTGACGATGGAGAGTTGGGTCTTCAAAGACCTGCAACTGCTCCTTAACGGGCATTACGAAGCTGTCATTGCTAGACTGATCAAGACCAACAACCAATTCAAGGTCACTAGTCTGAACAGCGCCACTGAGTTCTCCAGTGAAGAATGTTTGATATTCTTGACCTTCACCAAGCTCGTCCAGATCTGTAAGGTTAACACCAAAGATTCTGGTAATTGGAGCGCCACCTTCTGGAGCGGTATAGATCTCACGACGAGTAACTTCGTCAACTTGATCCAATCCCCAGCTACGGACATCTTCCAAAGCTTCTGGAGAGACATAGAGATCAGTAAGGCGACCACGCCCAGCTGAAGCACTATTTCCACCAGAGTTTCGACGCATAACAGTTTGCATGAGAGAAACAAGTCTCTTGCTGAATAGTCCAGCAGTTGCATCACCGTCAAAGACAAGGATGTTACGGTCAACGCCAGCGGCGAGGAGAGTGTGCCATCCATCATCATGCATCTTCTTGGTAAAACCAGCTTCCATGACTTGCATGGCGCGACCAACAACGTCCCAACGAGCGTCACGGGCATATCGGAGAAGATAATCAACCGATGATGCAATGGCGTAAGTTGGAATCATGACGTAATCGCCTTCTACTGAACGCTCTGGTATTCTACCATGACCGGGATTAGTGTAAGCTACATGCTCACCTTCAAGTCCGGGGCTGATAAGATCAAGAGGAAATTCAGTTGTTGAGCCAGCTTCTACATTAATGGTTTCAAAAATGTTACCAAGAATGTTTCCAACAAGGACACCCTTGCGGAGTGGAAGCTCAAGTGCTTTAGCGAATTCTCGCTGTGCAGCTTGGGCTACGTTTACATCTGCATCTCCTGATTTCTTCAGAAGACCGATGAATTCATCACTAGGTCTTTCATTAATAGGCATGTGTTTTTCTCCTTTTTGTATTATATTAGTTAGCGCCAAAGTTAGGCAAGTTGACTTCGACCTTTACATATCCGTCTTCATCCTTACTTGAAAGGAATCGACCGATAGCAAGATTACCAGAAGCAGCAGCTGTTGCAGCGTCAGTTCTGATGTTACCAGCGGTAGCTGAGTCAGCGTAAGCAACCTTGCCAGCAACTGGAGTACCAGTGATGCTGTTGGTTACAACGTAACCCTTACGAAGAACAGTAACCTTACCACCCTTTTGCACTTCATCTTTGTGCTGATTCAAGTGGGTTCTTGTGAGATCCTTATTAACTACATCGTTAAGAAGGATACCAACAGGTACATCTGTAGCAGTTACCTGCTTGTACTTCACAAGGTTAACACCTTGATCCATAGCAGCACCCGATCCAGCCGTATCATGTACAACAACACCACCGCGAGTTGCGGTTCCATCATTGTAGAAAAAACTGATATCTGTCTGGAGTTCTAATCTATCTGATTTTAGAGCCATGTTAAATTCTCCTTTTAATTATTTGCTAAGTACGTTGTTTTCAAGCCATTCAGCGACACTCGCTCTTGTGGCTTCAAGTTCGTCGGTTTCGTCAGAAGCATCGACAAGAGTAGCTTCAGAAGTTTCGACATCTTCCAATGCCTCTTCAGCTGCAACTTCAGCTTCAGCTTCTTCAACTTCAGCTTCTGCTTCTTCTGATCCCATTGAAGGTTTCTTAGGAACAGTAGCTTCTTCTTTATCTTCTGGTTTCACTGCGCCCTTCTTCTTCTTCATTTCCTCTACATCTTTTACAGCTGCGAGGATAGCTTCAAAAGCAGTATCGTCGAAATCTTCGTAAGAAGCGACAGCTTCATCAGCTGCTTCAGCGTCATATCCAATTTCGATGAGAGAAGCCTTTCGTTTTTCTGTGGCTTCCTTCTTCTTCATCTTGCGAAGTTCTTCCATCTTTTCCTTCATATCAGCTTCAACCTTTTCGGCTTCTGCTTGAAGTTCTGCGATGGTAGCATCCTTAGAAGCAATAGAATCTTCAAGAGCTTTAAGTTCTGCTCCTTGTTTTTCCATTCTCTTCTTCATTTCTGCTTCTTCTTCTTCTTTCTTCTTCTTTACTGTAGCCCTTTCAGTTTCAAGGGCTTCATTTGCAGATGCTAGCTCACTACGAACTTCAGCAAGCTGCTGTTCTAAAACACTGGTATCACTCATATCTGAGCCTCCTAAAGTTAATAAATCACTACTAATTGAACTAGCCCTGCTAGCGTCCAAAATTACACTTCTGGGATTAGCGGGTTTGGCAACCAAACCTTTACCCGAAAAAGAAATGTCTCGTAAAGAGCGTCCAACCTTTTTACCCTCATACTCTCCTGTACCACCATACGCTCTTAAATGTTTTGTAAGGAAGGCCGAACCTTCGTTTCTCTCTAGTATAGATGCGGTTCCTTTTGCCTCGTCATAGAGGGAATAATCGAAACCAGCGAAAAGACATTCCATAGATACAAACCATTTGCCTTCTTCGATTTCAGCAATGATTTGATTCATGCGTTGTCTATTCTCTGCTTCAGTCCAACTATTATAAAGAACTGCCTCTGTAATAATGTCGAATTCTTTGGGAGCTTCATCAGCTTCTACCTTGTCACCGTCTCTATTAATAACATAACTACCAGTGATATGACCAATAATATCATTCTCATTATGCATCAAATTGAATTGTTTGTCTTCTGGCGTATTACGTGCTGCCCATGTTGCATCAGCTGTAAAGACATCATCGTTTTTGTTCCAGCCCGTGGACACCAAAACTGCCTTAATATAATATAAATCAACCTGCTTTGGATTAGCACTTTCTGCAAGAACTTTATCCGCAAAAGCTACAGCGTCTTCATCTCCCACTTTGCAGAGAGTTGCAGGCGCACAATAAGCCACACTTGCACTAGCTTGTACAAGATCGGCAATACCATCAGATATTTCTTGTGGATATATTTTCATTATCACTCCTCATCAACATTATACACAAAATACAAAAATTTCCGCTAATAGACCATTTTGTGTTCAATATAAGAACCTATCACATGTTTTCTGTAAGTATCTATGTTCATACTCTCAATGTTAATATTCTTATCTTTTAGGTCTTCTGCAAAAGTTTTTGGCATTTTTACGTTAGAATTTAAGGAGTTAAATATAGTTGTTTCAGATACCTCATCCCCAATATTAAAATTGGTGAATACGTCTAGTTTTAGCTGTTCTAGATCATTAAATTGACCTTTAGTTAATTGACGTAAATTTTTCTTTTTATTAACATTTAGAAAAGCCTTTGTAATCACATCAGAAACTTTGGCCCAAGATTCTTCAGCATACACAAACGCTTCAGCAACAGAGGGTGTAGATTGTGGTTTTTGTGTTCGTTTTTTTCTAGGACCATCATCTTGTTTGAATAAAGGTCTTCCCCCGTCTACGTTGACATCAGTATTCTTGTCATCTGGAGAAGGCGGTAAATCTACAGGCTTAGATGGCTTATTATCCATTTCTGATGGTTTTGGAGGTGGATGGAAAGGACCAGCTTTTTCTGGACCAATAGTGTCTCTCTTACTAAGCTCTCGTTTGATCCTAATGTTTTCAACTTGAGGTATTTCTTTAAATCTTTGCAGAAGTGTCTCATGACTGATAATGTCTCTATCTGCAAGCTGAATAAGCAAATTCTTTTCAGCAGCCTCGTCAGACAAAGACATTTGATCAAATTGTATGTGAGCTTTGTATCGAAAGCCCATAGCCTTTCTTACAATCTCAAGTTCTTTTTCCCAGAACCTTATGAGAATATCTCTACCGTATTGCAATCTTTCAACCAAAGTTTTTAGAGAGATAAAATTATTTGTAAATCCACCACCATTATTAGCCATACCCGTCAGTGTAGGTGGAACGCCAAGACCCGCATATATACTGTTAAGAACAGAAGTATACTTTTCAGAACCAAGAAACTTATGGACATCAGTGCTAGACTCCATGAAAGATAATTCTGGACCCCAAACTAATTCCATTGTTCCACCGCCAACATTGCTAGATAGTATATCTCGTAATTTATTAATTGCGGCTTTGTTGGGAAGTATCTTGTGATCTAAGCTACCTAAAGTCCACAATCTTATGTTTGATATAGCTCCATCGAGAGCAGACAAGTCAGCTAACCTCATCTTTTCTAGCATAATGATATCATCTAGTATGGCGTAAATCATAGGATTTGCCCATTGTCTCCAATCGTCTTTCTTGTAGTGGAACATACAGATACGATCTGGATCTAGAGGAATGTCTTTATCACCTCTTTTTAGGCTCTGCTTGACAGGAACTGGTAGAGTTTCAAGAACATTATTTGGAATATCACCAGCGCTAAACTTATCAAAGAATGAATGTGTGGTAATTGTATAATTTTTAATACCCATAAATAAAGACAGATTTCCATCTTTATTTTTTACAGTCAATGGATTGAAAAAATTATATCTCCAAGGTATTTCATTTTTTTTAGGGTCTGGTACTTCGACTTTAATATCGGAAGACAGAGCTTTCATGTAATTGCTAAGTTGAGGAGTAACATTAGCGTAACTTCTATAAATGATAACATTTCCAGTTTTATAAAGATTATTTAAAAATCTTTCTGATCTTTCCTTACCGTTCACATTGCGAAACCATTGTTGATAGAACTTTTCAACACTCTTGTCTCTGTGAACTATATGAATGCCCTGACTTCCGAAATCTCCCATCAAATCAATGATATTACGAATAATTCCAACTTTTTCATATGCGTCCATGCACATTTTAATAATCCTACGCTGCTGATTAGGCCCAGCCTCATCTGGTCTAAATGCATAGTAATCGTTAGCGTTAAATCCGGGCCTAACTGAGCGATTGGGTTCAATATCTATAAAGTGTCTGT